TTATGATTAAAAGGGCGGTTTGCGACTCACTGGGCGTTGAGTGGGATGATTGAGTTTTCACCTCCTTGGTAAAGAGGTATTAGTTAATTAGTTATATATTACTCGCGATATAGAACATCATGGTTCGGTTCTTTGATAAGGTACGTAATAGTCTTAAATCTAAAGACATTCTTATCAATCAAAACAATCACCTGAAGGGGCAGCTTTTCAAGAACTCCATACTCAAAAGGCGGTCGCCCGCATCAATAGGTCTCATGTCCGGCACGGTGGTCAAGAACGGCCTGTTCGAGCCATTGGTGGACACGCGCTTACTAATCTGGGCGGCCGAAAACAACTGGATGCTGGGAACGGCGATTGATAAAGTCCAGATTGAAACCACGAAAGAGGGATGGGAATGGAAGCCGAAGTTCGTGGCGAAGTGTGCTAATTGTAAGACAACTTACGACGAAGCCGAGCCAGAGGCGTGTGAGGATTGCGGGGGGACCACCTTCATAAAGCCCAATAAAACGCAACTCAAATACATCAACCAGCTATTCGTGAAGCCAAACACAGATAAAGATGGGCGAGTGGTCAAGACCTTCAAGGACATTCTGTCGGATATGTGCCACTACAACCAGACCATTGATGATTATTATTTGGAAACATCTTTAAACCGATGGGGCAACCCAGCTGAGATATTCCCGCTGTCATCTGAGCAAATCAGAATCGCGTTAGATGATAGTACGAAGGGTAAGTATTGCCCGGAGTGCTACGAGCCAGACCAGACGTACTCGGATAAAAAGACTAATTGCCCGAAGTGCGGTGAGGAACTCAAGGAGACCATGTACGTCCAGTTGGAGGGCAACACTAAGAACATTGAGGCCAGATGGGATTCCAAGTCAGTCCTGCATTCAAATTCGAGGGCGTGGGGCAATCGGGTTTACGGCATTCCTAAGATTTGGTCAGTGTGGGCGGTTGCTCAGACGCTGAAATGGATGGAATACTACAATTGGTCAGCATACTCTCAGAACAAGATGCCAGACTCGTTTATCTTTTTCCCCGGTATGTCCACGATGCAAGTTAATAAAATGATTGAAGAAGTCGTGACCTTCAAGGAGGCCAATCCTCAAGTCAAGAAAAGCGTATGGATGGGTTCAGATGCGGGGGGCGCACCTATCAATGTCCAGACCATGTTTTCACTGAAGGATATGATGTCAGTTGAGATGGCGCACTTCTACCGCGAGGCCATAGCAATCAGGTACGGCGTCAGCCTCCAGATGGTAGGGATTGAAACACCCGGCAAGCTGGGCAATGCCGAAGGCAACAGCGGCGTGTCCTACGATACGATTGTTGAGACCCAGAGACAGTTATCCGAGTTCATCAACTGCAAGTTAGTTCCTTTATTCGTCTATCCCGAGCCTATCACCGATTGGACGTTCGCTTTGATTAGCCCGCAGAAAAAGGACAAGCAGGCGGATGCAACCCTACAGGCCACGAACATCGCCAGCGTGGTATCCCTGAGGGCTTCGGGCATTGATGCGATACTGAATGAACAAACATTCGAAATCGAGATTCGCGACCAGCCAGCACCAAAAGACCAGATGCCATTCGACCCGATGACTTTTAGCAAAGCCCGGATATATTTAGCACCCGGTGAGAATCCACCTGCGGGTTATGTACCATCCAAAGGGCCAAAAGGTGGGCGATATTATGATTCAGAATCTTCAGCGGGTCAGGGTGAAGAACCAAGAACATCCGTAGGTAGATTAATAGATTTGGCCCCGCATATAGGAAATCCGAAATACAATCTGGCGGTTGGTGATTTAGGCGAACGCATCGCACAATACATCCCTCAACTCAACACACACCACCTAACCGAATATAGTGAAATACCCCCCGAATTATCTAAAAAATATAATGTTGCTAAGGACGGTAGAAACGCGCCATTAGATATGATGAATGGAACGGGTGTCGAAATTAAAGTTACCAGACGGGGTAAAGCAGGTATGTGGTCGAATCAGTACAAAAAGAAATTAACATTTTCAAAGGAAATTGGCAAGCCTTGGCAAACAGTTATTATGTTGGACGTTAAAGAATCTGGTATTGATGTTTATCAACACAAAATTAATATTGAAAATATGAGGGGTGAAGAACTTTATGTGATTACAACAAAAAACAGCACTAAGATTGGAACATTCACTAAAGATGGGAAATATGAGGGGGTGAATACATGACAATGGATTTAAAAACTGGCAATAAAATAATAGAATTGGCAACTTTCAGTGCTTACAATCAATTCATAAATTCCATACCAAAAGATAGTGAATTACTTAAATATTCATTATGGGATGGATTCCCAATTAAAGACAAGGAAAAACTTATCAAACTTTTAGGTGAAGTAAAACATCCAGTAGCATCTGATTTAATAGCAATCATGCAAGAAGCCGATGAAGATTTATTGTTTGATGAAGGACAATCATTAGAGAAAGATTCAGAATTACCTCCCAACTTTTTTTCAGGCGGGAATTTAAATAAGACACTCACCCCCCGCAGCCTCCCACAAGCCGTAGCCACCGACGGCCTGACACTCGTTGAAGATGCTTTCAGCAAGGAACTCATTAAAGATTATGAAGCCGCATTGGAGGGCATCACAGCCAGCAATCTATCCAAAGCCCAGAGGCTCGCCAAGGTCGAAACGCTGAAAGAAGCACTCATGGGGAAACTCACCCAGCACGCTGAGGCACTGTACACCGGCGCATACATGAAGGGACTCATGGAAGAGGTCGGTATGTTCGGGGAGGATAGGCTTGTCAGATTCACCCAGGTTGATGTCAATGCGCTGGAAGCCATGAAATCACAGCCGAAAGGTATGTTCGACGCAATCAAGACATTCCCACAGGATGAGATTGAGAAGTTCAGAACCATCATTGAAGAATCCTATGCCACTCCGGGCGGGTTTGACCTGCCTTCAATGGTCAAGAAAATGGAAGAGGCCACTGGCGGGGGTCGAAGCAATCTTGAAAGAATCGCCAGGTCAGAGACAACCCGCATATCAAACACAGGTCGGGCGATGCAGTGGGAGAAATACGCTGACCCGGACGCTGAAGAGTATTACTGGAATTATGGCAAATCAAGGCACGGACATCTTACATGTCCTATCTGCAAGGCCATAGCAGACGGTGGAACGGCTGAGGTTAGTAAGAAAATATATGGCCCATACAAAGGAAACCCCTACACATTGGCGGGGCTTAAAGAGGCCACAAACGGCTTCATGACCCATCCGAATTGTAGGTGCGGGGCTTCAAGGAGTCCTGGCGGGAGGGATGCCTGATGTTCAAGTTTGAAGTCACTGACGATGGCGAACTGGACAATCTCCAGGATGAGGTCGAAGAGGAACTCACCAAAATCATTTACGATTTAGCGGATGAGATATTCGACCTATCACAACAGATGCTCATGGCACGGTCACATAAGACCGGGACGCTGGCGCATAGTGAAAATATCACTTACGGCAATCGGTGGGCTACAATCGGGGCAAATACCCCCTACGCAAAGGCAGACCATGACGGATTCCCAGGACATATCCAGATGGTAGACAGTCACCCAGTCAGGGCGCATGAGCGCACACGGGGCGGCAAGTCCTACACGGTTAAAGCTCATATCAGGGGCGACTTCGCCAGGTGGATGCCCGAAAGAACCGGGAAATTCTGGCTGGACGATGCAATCAAGCAGGTAATGATGAAGCAGCCGAAGGAAAACCAGGACATGATTATGATAACTCGACAGGATGGTGACGCTATTGGTTAAAGATTGCGACTGGCACGATTTGGAGCCGTGGTATAACGACAGGATACTGGACACTTTCATATCATCTGATGAAGTGGATTTACACGGCGACCACATCAGCCCAGAAATATTCGAGAAGATACTTCCATGGTTCCAGAAATACGGATATTACGAGTGGCAGCACGAAGGGATAGTCATTGGTAAGATTCTCGGATGGCGTTTCCAGGACGGCAAGCCACAGATTAGAGTGGGTATTCATGATTCTACAAGTTCAAACATCCCCCTTCATGATGAAGTCTGGACTAAAATCAAGTCCATGGGTCTGAGGGGCATGAGTTCCATCAAGGGAATTGCCAACGACCAGAAGCCAACGTGGGACGGTACTACTCAAATCAATGACATCACCGACATTGGAATGTGGGGCGTTGGATGGGTCGGTGACGATGCCGCCAATACCGGGGCTAATGTGACTTTTGTAGAAGAGATGGCAAAGGGCATGATTGCCAAGTCCAAAGAAGCGCACAACAGGATTATCGAATCGCTAACTCACAGTCCTAAAAACGAGTTACAAACATTAATGAAAGAATATCAGGAAATTGAAAAAGAGGTTACGACCATGACAGAAAAGATAGACACCAAGAAACAACTCGATGACCTCCAGCTGAAGGTGAAGAGCCTACTGGGGAAACTCGAAAAGGCCGAAGAGCCACCTGTGGGGGATGCCCCACCGGGTGAAGAGGAACCGAAAGACGAGGGCAATCAGGACACGGTGGCCGCGCTTGCAGCGGATATTGACAAGCTCGCCACAGCGATTGAGGCTCTTGAACCCGGAACGCCCGAGGCAGTAGCCGAAGCGGTGACAATAGCCGCAGAGGTCAAGCAGGGCGCACCAGACGAGCCAGATGCAACTGTCGAGATGAAAAAGGCACTGGAAACGCTGACCAAGAAACTCACAGACATGAACGCCCTCTATGAGAAACACATGAGCGCGCCACTCACAAAGACCGCAAAGACACCAGTCAAACCAACCGTTCAGGTCGATGGCACGGACAGCATCGAGAGCATCACCAACGCATTCCAGAAGGGAAAGGGCGAACAAAACAAAATCTGGAAGAAATACGGATTCAACAGGATGAAGTGATACCATGAGACAACTAAAGAAAAACATTGGAAAGATAAGCACCAACCCGAACATACTCATGAAGCGTGTTCTTGATGGTTGCACAGACCAGAAATTCAGGTCGGTGGAAGAGTATTGGGCAACCCAGTTGAACATGCACTCCGCGACACTGGATGGAGAGAACACAAGATTGGAAGGCGTAGACCCCACTCAGATGCTGATGAAGGCCGCGCTTACGACTGGCGACACCGGGGCTGTGAACTCTATATATTCACTCCTGACAAACATCCTGTACGCTACCAGGCGAAACGCCTACGGTATCCTTGGGAAAGTCCCATGGAAAACCCAGGGTTTCAGAGTATCAACAGTCGCCGCGTACTCAAGCGCGATAGGCGTGGCAGAGGGCGCAGCGATTGGAACAGCCGCTGAGAG